TACCAGCGCTAGAGGCTTCGGTTAAAGCCTGGACTAATCCTTTTCCTATCGTTTCGCTCGCGTTCGCGGCGGCGACATTTAGCCGATCCATCGAACCGGAGTAAGAATTAGCCGCCGTTAAAGCCGATCCTTTAGAAACTTTCGCTATCTGCGCGAGAATTTCCTCGAAACTCATCGCGGCTATTTCGGCTTTATTTAATCCTATTCCGTATTTAAGAAGGCCTCTAGTATTTCCCGCGTAGGCCTTCGCTAAATCGGCGGCGGTAGTAGTCACGCTTTCCTGAGAGAACGCCGCTAAATCTAAAGCGGTTTTAAGAAGATCCTGCGATTTTAAATAATCTCCGGTCGTCGTAAGTAACTTCTGATAAGCCGGCCGAAGTTGATCGTCGAGAACCCCGAATTGTTTTTCTAGCGCCGCTATAAAATCTTTAATCCGGTTATCCGCGAAATGTAACCCTAGATTATCGAGGGACTTAGAAAGAATCCGAGCCGCTTTATCGTCTGCGGCGAAAGCCTTAACGGAGGCTTTACCGTAACGAACTATCGAGGCGCTTCCTAAGGCTATTCCTAAAACGCCTGCGGTTTTAACCGCTAATTTAGTAAAACTTTTTAAACCTTTTTCGGCGCGTGTTAAGGCTTTTCCGTCGTATTCGGTGAGAAACTTAATCGATACGGTCATTTAATATCGCCTCCAAACGCCTTTATCGAGTCGAGTCTTCCCTGCGTAATATATTCGACCCGTTTCATACCTTCGATTATAGAGCGAATAAAGCGACCGTTATCGGCTTCGACCGCTCGAAAAATTAAACGGCCTTCTTTCTTACCCTTAATTTGTCGCTGATTATCCTGCTTATCTATCTCGTCGATAAACCAGGCTCCCGCCTTAGGGTTAAGGCTGTGAGATACTTTCCGATTACCCGGAGCCGCCGTAGGGCCTTCCCAGGGTAAGCCGGTCGGGTTAATTCTTCCGGCCCATTCATAAATCGAACCAGCCGCCGATTTATTTCGTAGTTCGTAAAGAGATCTAAAGCCTCGGGAATTACTTTTAGAAAATCCTGTATCGTATTTTATTCCGCTTTTAACTTCTCCGGCCTGATATAGCGGAAAGGTTCGCGAGGAAAACGCCGAAGTCTGCGCCGTAATCTTTAGGCCTTTCGTAGTTATAGCCCAGCCGTGGAGATTACGCGGAAGGCTAGTAGGAGCGAAACCTCGCGCGGCAGTAACCATGAACTTTAGACGATTTCGCGCGTCTTTATCGACTTCCTTTTTTAGATCCGGAGCGAACTTAGCGAGAGCGCGGCGGGTTTCTCTAAGACCTTTTACCTCGACGGGCACGGCGTACTCCTTCCGCTCTCTCTTTTAATACCTGTAAAACTGCGGCGAGCATTCGAGAATCCCAGTTAAGAATCTCGTTTGGAGAAATGTGAAGTTCCACCGCTAGTGAGGCCACTAGATAGGTGAAAGATTCACGATCTATCCTTTTGGGTCTTCGTCGTCTATTACCTCGACGGATTCTAATTCGCGGAGAAACTCATCGCCGAAAAGAGGAATCGTAATCGCGGCGCGGCGCATGCATTCCCAGGCCAACCAGTAAATATCTCCCTGCCGTTCCTGATCTCGAAATTGTTTATGAATACCGCATTTGAATTGTTGTTCAAACGAGTATTCGATCGCCGGAGTTATCTTTAAAGTAACGGCCTCCCCAGAGGCCCTAGTAATTTTGAGGCTTGCCATTTTTTTATCTCCTTAGTAAACGACGGTAGACGAAACTGTTACGGCAGTATTAACCGTAAAGGAAAGGCTCGAAGCGGCTTCGTCACCGACGCCGCCGTTGCCTACTGGTGTCAAATTGTTAACCAGAATCGAGAACTGGTAAGTCGGATTGGCCGCCGATACGGTAGTCGGAGCGGATCCGGTTCCCGTAATCATTGAAACCGCTAAAGTAGTTCCGGCCGCCGCGTTGAGCGTCTGCATTACCTGAGAGGTAGCCCAGTCGTTGAAAAAGTCGATCGTGAGCGTAGCCGCCTGCAATCCGGCGGCAAATTTATGTGCGGTATCACCCATCGCGGTGACTTCAAGTTCGTCGAAAGTTTGTGTTAAAGTTACTGCGCTTACATAGGCACTAATGTCGATACTAGGTACAGTAGGAGCGGCCGCAGTAGCGAGTTTAACCTTTACTAAATTGTTAAGATAAATTGCCATTATTTTTCCTCATCTTTTTCGTTAGGAGCGGGTGTCGCTTTTTCTGCGGTTTTACCTTCTTTTATCTGGCCTGTCTTAATTAGAAAAGCCAAATCTTCTTCGTTAGTAGCCATTTTTTAACTCCAGTTCACTAGGACGGTTATATTTATATCGGAAGTTAATAAGGCACCCGAGGCTACATCTAAGACTGCCGGAGCGGATACAGTATTAACATTAAAGACAAGAGAAGAGTTAGCGAGAAGATTAAAGACGGCGCAAATAGTATCTTCTATCCCCGCGAGGTTTCCCTGGTTGTCGAGCATGGGAACTGTGAGTATAATTTTAAACGAGGCCTCCGCCGAGAGCGAGTTCTGCGAATTATTAGTAGTCGTTAAATATGGATCCGACGGAGCGACGATTACCGAGTTCGCGATAATTGTTGGTGGTGGAAAACTAAAAGTAGACCAGACTCCCGGGTTACTTAATATCCCGGCTACCGTCGATCTAAGCGTCGTAATAGGTACAGGCATTTTATCCCACCATCGCAGAAGGCGAGGAAAACGGTGCGAGGAGGCCCCGGATTTTGCCCATAAGATTATTACCCATGCGATAAGGATTCGCGCTTAATCCGTCTACCGAAACTCCGCCGGTTTGCGAAACCTGTCGAGCCTGCCAGACATCAACGGCCAACATCATCGAGGCTTCTCTAACTGCCGGCGTATTTACATATGTATCGGTTTTAAAATCCGCGCCGGTCATATTTCCGTAAGGTAAAATTAAATGTTGAGTATCGTCGCTCGCCGTAATCGCGAACTGTAAAAAAGAATACCCTCGCGGATAATTATAAGGAAAACCCATAAAAAGATTATTACTCGTAAGGGTATAAGGCCCCGTCCCTGTAATTACCCGCGTCCCGTTATAAGTAGAACCGCAGGCGGCGATCGTCACCGTCTGGCCTAGTACGAAAATCCCGGGAGAAGCGACGACTAAGGTCGCCACGTTAGAAGTTAGTCCGGTCGAAACTACGGAGACGCGGTTAAACCATAAATACTGATTAACTAAATCCTGAGCGGTCTGGCAAACCTCTTCGACGGTAGCGGAAGAATAAAGCGTGCCGATTCCAAGGTTTGCCCTTAATTCTGCTTCGGTTACATAACTAGCCGGCACGATTTTCCTCTCTTTCTAAAGGCTCCCAGGGCTAGGGCCTCCTAACCCTGGGAGCGGCTTAGTTTGCTTAGGTTAAGTTAAAGCGGCGTACGCCTGCTCCGACATTAGCCATGAAAGCGATATAACCATAAAGTGCCACTTGAACCTGAAGGTTAGCGACGACATTTACGGACATATAAGCGGTAGGAGATTCGAAGACGGAAATCGCTTCGGGAACGATAACGAAGGCGCTTTCATCAATAGTCGTCGAAACTACATTTCGGGAAACATAGAGATCTAATCCGAGAACATTTCCTCGGACAGAGGTAGGAGCGACATTTCCGCCGCTATTCATAGGGTTAGAGGCTGAATAAATAGGACGATCGGTAGTATCGAGCGCGCCTAATAGCAGACCCCATTGTGAGGAACCGGCTAGATAATTCTTAGCAAAATAAGAAGTCGCTAAATACGCGGCAGGCGCGGATTCTTTAATAAACGCGACGATTCCGTTACTCGTAGCCGCCTGCGCGCTGGCCTGAGTTCCCTGAGCCGTTAAAAATGCGATTAAAGCGGTTTCGGTTACTTTATTATAATTATTCTGCAATTCTGTCGTAACTGCGTCGAAGAAGCCGGGATCCGACCGCTCGAGCAATTCTATTGAAATGGTTTGCATACCTGAGTACTTGCTAACCGTAGATGTAAGATATTCGGAAACCGCGTCGGTATTAGAAACCGCGCCGCCTTCCGCTTCTACTGTAACCGTTGGATAAGTGGTGAATTTTGGCCGGTTGATTGTCATTCCAGAGGCCGGAAGGGTTTGCTTATTTACGCACTCCATAGCAGGACGACCGAAATTGCCTTGTGTTGAAACGATATCCCGAAGATATTGCGTAGGTGTAAATCCGAGGCCGGCGGAAGAGAAATCGTCGGCGGCAGTTATCCAGAGTTTAGATTCTTCGTTACCCTGCGCGGCTAAGATTTTATGGCGTAGTAATGATCCGGACGATGTAATTCCGTGCCGTACGCGCTGAGAATCTAGCGCGTTATAAGGAACGGCGGTAGTAAGGCGAGCGGCTTCGACTACTGGAGCCGGAACCACCTCGGGTGTTACGGCCTCGGGAGTAGTTTCCACGGGAGCCTCGCTTTCTGTTTCGGTTGATGGGTTTTCGTTTTCCGTTTCGCTTTCGCTAGCGGCAACTTTAGTGACTATTGCGTTTTCGAACGCTGGTGTCTCCACTAAACTGACTTCGACTAATTTAGCGGCGGTTACTAATAGATAACCGTCTTTAGGTAAAGAGGCTTCAACTTCTACGCCAACAGAGAGGCCGGAAATTAGATCTTCGGCCGCTAGAGTTAAATAATCCGTTCCTCTACTGCTATTAGATATTTTAAAAGTACCGTAAAGATAATCGCCTTCGCTACTAAAAGATTGAGCGCGGCCTATCGGATTATTTGGCTCGTGTTGCGCAAGCAACTTAACTTTAGCCGCAGACGGAATCGAGATAGAACCGCGTTCAAATATAACGGGTCCGACTGAAGTCTGGCCGGTCGCTCCGTATTCCATAATCTTTCCGGAAATTATCCGTCGTTCTGAATCCGCCGCCTGTATAGAAGTACTAAAAGTTAATTTCATGTCTGATCTCCGTTCGGGGTTAGGTCTTCCATTTCCATAGCCTGATCTAAAGTAATTAAACCGAGAGTTAGCATTTTTTCTATCGTAGCGAGTCGAGTCGTAGCGTCGGCGCGGAGAAAAGTTTCATCGGTTTCGAAACGAACATAATTTCCCTGCGCGGTTATATCGTTCATAGATAAACGATCTTCAATTGCGCAAACATAAGGCGCAAGAGTATAAGCGTAAAACTCTTTACGCGCGTCTAATATATTTTGGTATGTCATCGATTTATTTTGGTCACTGCTAGCCATGTACGCAGGAACATTCATTAAACGGCAAATTTGAGTTGATAAAGTTTGAATCGCGTCATCGTACATCATATCTTTAGGAGAAAAAGAAGTAACGGAATAATCTAAAGTTGAAGTTAAGTACGCCGTTCCGCGATTCTGTCGCGCGGATTTCCAGGCGGCTAGTAATCCCGCTATCTGCGACTCGGGAAGATCGGCACCAGAATTTTTGATATATCCTGAAGGGATAGGAGTCGCGGCCGCGATACTCGCCGCGCGTTCTAAATCTAAAGCCGCGCGAATAGTTCGCGCTCCGGTCGTAAGTACCGACGGATTAAGGCTTTGGAATGTAATTAAACTCCCTACGCCGGACATCGGCCGCTTTTCATTATTAACCATGTAGTAATCGACCTCGGTATTATAAGTATTTAATTTCGCGGTAACTCTTTCGTTCTGTACCCAGGCGAAGCGAGCGGGACGGCCGTCATCTTTATAGACCTCGGTAATTTCCCAATATGCGACCTGCGAAAATAATAAACTTTGAACGGTATAAGCC